TTTGTGAAGTACTTCAAAGTGGAGCGCTACGTGAACGTGCAGCGCCTGGTGCGCCAGCGATCCAAGATCCTCATTCACATGCCCTACGAAGCCGAAACCACGCGGCATCCCATCACGTGCTGGACGGAATACGACGAAAAGCTCATGGCCCGCGTGTCCCATGGGCGCTGGAATCCGTTCAAGGATACGCCCATCAACGAGACGGGCGAGCTGTTTTACGTGATGCGGCAGGTGGCCAACTCCCATCCTTCGCGGGTCAAAGCCGTTTCCGACCTGTTGGAGAAGCATCCGCGGTTGATCGTGTTTTACAACTTCGATTACGAGCTGGAAGCCCTGCGCGAACTGGCGGTAAGTTTGGCCGATCGCTCGGACACGGTGGTGGCGGAGTGGAATGGCCATTACCACGAGGAAATTCCGGAGTCAGACTCCTGGCTGTACCTGGTGCAGTACATCGCAGGCGCCGAAGGCTGGAACTGCACGACCACGAACGCCGTCTGCTTTTACAGCCTCACCTACTCGTACAAGCTGTGGGAGCAGGCCCACGGGCGTATCGACCGCCTCAACACGCCGTTCAAAGACCTCTACTACTACACCTTGAGGTCTCGATCGCCTATCGACTGGGCGATTTGGCGGAGCCTGAAGTCCAAGAAGTCGTTCCAGATGTCGCACTTTGAAATGACGGCTGAGGAGTTCTATGACTACGTCGTCGAAGACCTACGAAAGGGGCAACATAAATAGATATTGCGGTCGTCTAAAAAGCAGATTTGACCACGTTTTGCCGCGATGATCCCGCAATTTGGGAAAATCCTTGGTCAAAAATCTGGCCAAAAGCACCTTTTGCAAAACTTTCTATAGCGCGTGACTTAGTATCTAAACGTCTCTTTGTCTTGGTCATATATTCCTATTTGTTCTTTTCCCATCGCGCGGGAGAGAAGGATAATATCAAGACAAGGGAATAGATATTAAGTTCGTTCCCTTAGAAAGTTTTCGAAAACATGTTTTTGGCCAAAGATTTGACCAAGAAAGTCCTAAATTGCGGGATCCTGTGGTCAAATCCTGAATAGATATTGGAAAAAAGTCTAATTCCAGGAGCAACAATGGACCCTCAAGCACTGCCGCCGAATCAGATATTGCCAAAGATATTGACTTCATCTTCGGCAGATCTGGACCGAAACGTCTTCGTGGAGTACTTGGAAGACCTCGGCAAAGCACAGATCTTCGCTCAGAGGGCCCTAGAAGCCCTTTACAGCCCTTCGGGGCCCAAACGTGGGTTCTATACCAGAATCGTACTTGCAAGGGCTCAGAAGCTGCTTATGGGGTTGTACGTGATGGAAATCAAGCGTGAGAGGGCCGAGAGTGGGCCTTGAAGACGAATGGGTGCCGGTTGAAGGCTTTGATGGTTACAGCGTGAACCCGCTGGGCCAGGTTCGGAGAGACGCCGTCAATCGGTTGCTTGAAATCCGGTTCAATCAGCAGGGCGTGCCCTACGTGGGGTTGATGCGGAGAGACTGGGATCGTCCTCAGGCGTGGGGCGAGATCATTCACTACCCCAACCAGCAGCACGTTCGTTCTTTGCCCAAGCTGGTGGCTCGAGCCTTTCTGCCGACGCCTTCGGACATCTTCGACACGCCGATTCAGTTGGATGGCGATCGAGCCAACTGCCGGGCCGACAACTTGATGTGGCGACCGCGCTGGTTTGCTGTTCGCTACAACCAGCAGTTCAAGGAGAGATACCCTCATCCCATAGAAGGCCCGGTACGAGCTTTGGAAGACGAAAACGTCTTTCCGGACTCTCTGGCGGCAGCGTGCTTTTATGGGCTTCTGGAACGGGAAGTCGTGTTGTCCGTGCACAACAAGGTTCCCGTGTGGCCGACTTATCAGATGTTCGAACTCGCAGGGCGAGAGTAAGGAAGTTCTTGGAACCCGAAATCTTGGTCAACCTCACTTTGCGCCTTCCTCAAGCGGATCGTCGTGCGTTGGCAGAGCATCTGGCCCCGGTCATTCGAGAAGCCATCATCGCCGGGGGCGATTCTGTTCATATCGTTTTGACTCCGTACACTCCTTCCGATGACTGAGGGGGCCGCATCTTCTTTTAGATATTGGCACGCGACTTTTTCGCGTAATATAATAGAAGGAGGGAACCCTATCCCTTTCTCTTTTTGACCAGAAAGGAGGATTTCATGCCCGAGAACGCCTACCAGGCCAAGCTCATTCGCAAGTTGAAGCGCATGTTCCCTGGCTGCGAGATCCTCAAGAACGATTCTGGCTATAAGCAGGGGATTTTGGACCTCACGATCCTGTACGGACCGTACTGGGCCATGCTCGAAGTCAAGGCGTCAGCTTCTGCTCGAGAGCGCCCGAATCAGGGCTACTACGTACGCAAGCTGAACGACATGTCCTTCGCTGCCTTCATTTACCCCGAGAATGAGGAGGAGGTGTTGCTTGCGCTTCAGGAAGCATTCTCATCTCGAGGGACAGCATGCGTTTCTTAGTCCCAGTTCGTATCACTGGATCAACTACGACGAAGAAAAACTCGAGTTTCGCTACCGAACGCTGCGAGCGGCACTGGAAGGAATCGAGCAGCATCGCTACGCTGCGATAGCTATCGCAGAAGGAGAAGTTCAGGACGATGAGACGTCCACGGTGGGGTTGTACATCAATCAATGCATTCAATACAAGATGTCTCCTGAAGTCGTCTTGTACTACTCGCCAAACGCGTTCGGCACAGTGGACGCGATTGCTTACCGCCACCGTCGTCTCCGAATATCAGACCTCAAGACAGGTGTTTCGCGGGTCTCGGAACATCAACTAGAGGTCTACGCAGCTCTTTTCTTTTTGGAGTACGAAATCGACCCGTTCTCTACCCGTGACATCGAACTCCGCATCTATCAGGATCGCTCTTGCCAGGTCTACATAGGCGATCCATATTTCATTCGGGGGATCATGGACAAGATCATCAAGTTCGACGGAATTCTCAACCAGCTTCGAAAGGAGGTGTCGGAGTGAAGGTCTCAGAAGAGGATTACCTGATGCACTACGGCATTCTCCGCAAGTCGGGGCGCTATCCGTGGGGATCAGGAGAAAATCCAAACCAGCGGTCTCGAACCTTTCTCGACATTACCGAGGAGATGCGTCGGGAAGGAATGACGGATCCGCAGATCGCCAAGGCGTTTCACACGCCCGAGTATCCGTTCACGACTTCAAACCTTCGGGCCATGCGGTCCATTTCGGTCAACCTCCAGAAGCAGGAGCAGATTCGAACTGCTCAGCGACTGAAGGACAAGGGCATGGGCGCATCTGCCATCGGCAGGCAGATGGGGGTTCCCGAGTCCACGGTTCGTTCGCTTCTTGAGCCCGGCCGTAAGAACAACGCGGACATCCTTACTTCTACCGCTGAGATGCTCAAGCGGCAGGTCGAGGAAAAGGAATTTCTCGACATCGGGGCCAACGTCGAACGCGATCTTCCCATTGGTGACAATCCCGAAACGCGAATCGGGATTTCGCCAGACAAGTTTAAGACGGCTGTAGCCATGCTCCAGGAAGAGGGCTACAACGTTCATCCTGTGCACATCAGGCAGGTGGGTACGGGTGAGATGACGCGATACCTGGTTTTGACCAAACCAGGCGTCACCAAGCAAGAAGCCTTTGCCAATCGGGACAAGATTCGGCAGATCACGGAAAAATCAGAAAACCGTGGTCGGGATTACACCGATCTCGGCATCGTGCCGCCTTTGAGTGTGTCTTCCAAGAGAGTGGGAATTCGCTACAAGGAAGAAGGTGGCGCTGACGCCGATGGCGTGATCTACGTTCGGCCTGGGGTTCCGGATGTGTCTCTGGGTAAGTCTCGATACGCGCAGGTTCGTGTGGCTGTGGATGGTACCCACTACCTCAAGGGCATGGCTGTCTACAAGGACGATCTTCCGGCAGGTACGGATCTTCTCTTCAACACAAACAAGTCCAACACCGGCAACAAGTTGGACGCTATGAAGGAACTGAAAGACGATCCGGACAACCCGTTCGGCGCGGTCATCAAGATGGGTGGGCAGCAGGTCAAGGACGGCAAGGCCACGTCGGCGATGAACATCGTCAACGAAGAAGGAGACTGGAACACTTGGTCTCGCAACCTGTCTCGGCAGGTGCTGTCCAAGCAGTCCCCTGATCTGGCCAAGTCGCAGTTGGATCTCACCTTCGAGAACCGCGAAAAGGAATTCGAGAAGATCAAGGCGCTGACCAATCCGGTCATTCAGCGCAAGCTGCTCGAAACGTTTGCCGAGGAAACCGATTCGGCTGCTGTGCATCTCAAGGCAGCCAATCTGCCTCGCCAGGCCACCAAGGTTCTGCTGCCGAGCAACAAGGTCAAACCCAACGAGATCTTTGCGCCTACGTTCGAAGACGGTGAACGTGTGGCGCTGATTCGATTCCCCCATGCTGGGACCTTCGAGATTCCTGAGCTTACGGTGAACAACCGTTCTCGGGAACCAGCAAAGCTTCTAGGGGGAAAGGATGTGCCCGATGCTGTGGCCATTCACCCTAAGGTGGCTGAGCGTCTGTCGGGTGCTGACTTCGACGGAGATACTGTTGTTGTCATCCCCAACAATCGGGGCACGATCAAGTCCACTCATGCGCTGGATGGGCTAAAGGGTTTCGATCCTCAGATCTACAAGGTTCCTGGTAACAAGCCTACCATCAAGCCTGCTCGTAAGCAGCAGGAGATGGGTAATGTCACCAACCTGATCGCTGACATGACGGTCAAGGGTGCGAGTACGTCCGAGATCGCTCGAGCCGTACGGCATTCCATGGTCGTCATCGATTCCGAGAAGCACAACCTCGACTTCAAGGCGTCGGAGCGAGACAACGGAATCGCTGATCTCAAGCGACGTTACCAAGGGGTTACCGATACAGGTGGTCTTCGAGGTGCGTCTACCCTGATCACTCGAGCTACGGCACAGACTCATGTGCCTAAGCGTAAGGACGCCAAGGCTGGACCCAACGCAGTGCGTTTGAGTAACGCAACTGTGGATCCTCGTACAGGTAAGCGGCTCTACGATCCTGTCGACGAACGTCGTCGTGATGGATCTGTACCTACTCAGAAGTCCAAGCGCCTAGCTGAAACAGACGATGCGTTTACGCTCATCTCGGAACATGGTGGTACTCCGATTGAGCGTGTGTACGCTGAGCATTCCAATCGTCTGAAGGGTATGGCCAACGAAGCACGCAAGGAAGCGGTTAAGGCCAAGCCCACGCCCATGTCCAAGTCCGCCAAGCGCGTGTACAAGGATGAGGTGGAGTCGCTCAACGCCAAGCTGGACATTGCTCTGAAGAACTCCCCCCTGGAAAGGCAAGCCCAGGTGGTGGCCAACAAGATCGTGGGCCAGAAGAAGCGAGCCAATCCCAACATGGATCGGGACACGGAGCGCAAGATCAGAGGACAAGCGCTTAACGAAGCACGTCTTAGTACTGGTGCAGGAAAGACCCGCATTCAGTTGAGCCCCCGTGAGTGGGAAGCGATTCAGGCTGGAGCGATCTCCAAGTCTACGTTGGAGAAGATCATCAACAACTCCGACATGGACACCCTGCGTCAGTTGGCTACCCCACGAGAGAACCGAGTCATGACGTCCACGGCTACCTCTCGAGCCAAGACCATGCTGGCCAACGGTGCCAGCATTGCTGAAGTGTCGAGAGCGCTTGGCATCCCGCAATCAACCTTGCAGTCTGCCTTGGCAGAAGGGAGGTGATGATGAGCGATCAGTCATCAAGCAGTGACTTGCCAGCACGGCCTGAGTACATGCTGACGACATACGACAATCCATACGATCCATTCACGCAATGGGACGAGTGGTACGTATGGGATTCGAATGCTGGGTACCATACCCCTGGCCTCCTCGCTCGCATCACGGTGATGAGCGACGAGTTGTCTGAAGCTGATCAGTACCTGGCTGTACAAGACGCTATCGAAGAGATCGTTCGAGAGAACATCTCAGGTATGCACAAGAAAGTCTTGCGCAATCAGGCCAGAGTTTCCTAGGTTTCAAGTAGGTTGGGCAGATGGAACAGCATAGGAAACAAGAAGAAAAACAAGATGAAACCGTTCCATCCTCCGCTCACCACACGCCTTCCTCTCCACCAGGAGGGCGTGCCGGTGGGGCGGCGGACAATCGCAAGCAAAAGAAGTTCTTGAATCTCGTTCGCTTGACGCAAAGAAAGTTGTCGCGACAAAGTGAAACGAATTCAAAGAAGAATCGGGGTTAGGGGGGAGGGGGTAAACGATTCCTACCCCCCTATGCAT